AACGAACTCTCAAGGTCAGTATACTAGCTACGTGAAAAGTCACTTACGTAGCAAAGGGATCCCGGCACCCAAATTGGTTATCAAAAACGATTTCCGTTTCGATAACATAATAAGGAGTGCCGACGCTCTGAGCTTAGTTATTGCTCGGCTCAGGGGTACTGCCCGTTAAGGAATTTTTCCTTAATGGTTCACCTTCTATACCTTTAAGAGGTTTAAACCATGTCATTGACACCTGGCGCACTCACGTACACTCCTGACTCCTATCAAAAGGATCAGGTCGGTTACGTCGGCGTGCTTAAGACGGCGTCGGTCAAAGACGATATCGTCGTTGGCCGTACCCTTCCGAAGCCCGTATCGACGTTTTCCGGTGTACTGAAAACGCGCTATAAACTTACCCGTACCTACGCGCTTACTGGCGCGCTTACTCCCACCGGCGACATTATTGTCGAGGTGAGTGCGAGCGTTCCGGTTGGCATGTCGAGTACGGATGTTGCGACTGTCAAAGGCGTTATCGCTGATATGGTGACGGAAGCGGACTTTCTCACGTTGATTCGTGATGGCAAAATCACATACTGATGATACGCTGCCACCTAAAGCAACCATGAATGAGTTTCTTCGTTCCGCAAGGAACGAGAGGCTTTTCATGATGTTTGTGGTGTCAGTCTTCATCGTTGTGATCGTGACATCGCTGTTTGCGTGGGGAGTTTACGAAGGCAGTTTAGACTGCATTCGCGTCTTCCTTAACCGATAGGGCTAACTACCCTATCACAACTTGGAGATCGTAATGAAATCCAGATTGTTATCAGAGATTGACATCTTTGATCACACACTCAGGAAGAAATCCCTGAGAACCTACAAACGAATAGTTTGTAAGTTGTGTGAGGACCACCCTGATCAAGCATGGAGCGTCCCTATTCCTGGTTTTCTAAGGAGCGGGGACATTCCGAAGTTGCTTGATTATGCTGATTTTCTCGTGTCACAGACGTATGACACGGCTAAAGATACTTTTTTAGCAAATCAGATCGCATCTCTAGTAAAGAAATATCCCTTTCCCAAGCAGCTGAGTCTTACCGACCCAGATGCTAAGGCGAGGGAGACGTGGATCGACGACGAACAGAAATGTTCGTTTGTTAATTCACGTTTCGTCCACCCCTTTTGGGGTGGTTTCTGGAAGCAGTACTCCCGAATGCAAGCGTTTATTCGCTATGCAATTAAGGATCAAGTACCGTTCTCTAGAATTTACGACAGATGTGATATTGGTCCTGGAGCGTCTATCGGTTGTCACGGTAAAGCTACAAACCTCGCCAGAAAATTCGGAGGGGTTTGGTCCGTCACACCCGGTGCTCGCAACTACGCCTGGGCAGCATTTACGCATAATTTCCAGCTGATGGAGTTACTCCGTCAACCTGGAGAGAATGTATTGTGCCTTGACATCGAAACGCTTAGAAAACGTTTTGATGCCCGCCTCAGCGTAATTCCACATAATAAAATCACTTTTGTGCCTAAAACCGTCAAGACCTCGCGGTCAATAGCGGTTGAGCCGTTGTTTAACAGCTTCGTTCAGAAGGGAACAGACCTTGTCTTACGAGATTTCCTCAAAAGACTTGGGATAGACCTTTCCGATCAGAGCGTTAACAGTCGAATGGCCCGTTCCGGGTCAATCGATCATTCACCAGAAGGTTTCGTCACTATAGATTTGAAGAGTGCTAGCGATAGCATTTCAACGAATCTGTGCCGACAACTTCTGCCCCCGGATTGGTTCGATTTTCTGAATTCAATCAGGAGTAAGGAGTATGAACTTGATCGTACTCGTTACGAGTACCAAAAGTTCTGCTCCATGGGGAACGGCTTTTGCTTTCCACTCGAAACTCTCTTGTTCACTGCCGCATGCCATGCTGTAGGAGCCGGTGTACCATCCGTAGACTTCCACGTCTACGGTGACGACATCGTCCTAAGGCAAAAGCATGCCGCTGATCTCATAGCGCTTTTAAACGATATGGGATTCGAGGTAAACTTGTCAAAAAGTTATCTCGAAGGGAACTTCAGAGAGTCTTGTGGTAGCGATTGGTATAGTGGGTCTGATATTAGACCCGTAACCTTGGACTTCCGTCTGGAATCACTCCAGTCGTTGTTCAAGCTCTGGAACTTATCTACCCGAAACAGTCGCACTTTTGACTTTTTCAGCGGTGCTAGAGACATTATTTGGTCTCTAATACCGGAGTCATTGCGATTCTCACGCCCCGTTGCGGGGAATGAGGATTCCGCTATGACCGTAGAAAGAGATAAATTCATGTCTTCGCCTTTTGCCTGGTGGTCGAAAGATTACCAAGCTTGGGGCTGGACTGAAATTATCTCGCTTCCTACGCCCGATAAGGGCTGGAAGCGTCACGAGAAGAGCTCTACGCTCTTGTTGCTGGCGGCATTGAGAGGTAGTTCCTCAAGGATGCCGTTCACTATGCGTCGAATGACGCACAAGGCTATACGTAAGGTTGCGTATAGTCCAAACCTAGAAAGGTTTGGAGGAGGTGTGACAATCTTTTGAACGTCACACTTGTCCCGTCAGCCCACGCGTAATTAACGTCGGCTGACCCCTTCGGGACTTCGGG